TTGTAGACTCAGACGACGATGTAAGCGCTGATAGATTAAAGAATGCTGCCGCTACTAAAAAGCTAGCTATAATGGATGCTTTTGAGATATTGACTAGAATACAAGAGGAAGAGGATATGCTGAATAATAAACCTAAAGAAAAAGTTGAAAAAACTTTTAAAGGTTTTGCAGAAGGGAGAAGTAAGTGAGTTATAATCAAACACTTTGGAAAGAGATTAAGGACGTTGTAAATCCTAAGATATTAGCTAAAAACAATAGGTTTAAAAAATGGGAGTATGGCTATAACTCTGATTATGATTTTATAGTAATAAGTAAAACTGGAAAAATTGGACAAATCATTGAAATACAGAATCTCAGGATTGCTTTACCAACAACAGATCAACCGTTTAAACGAAGCGAAAACAAAAAGGAACAATATTGGGAAAAACAAGAATACCCAAAAGAACTAAGTAAAATTAAAAGTAGGTTTGACTGGCAAGAATATCCAGCTGAATTTAAAGAAAAGTGGTACGACTATATTGACGATGAATTTACTAGAAGGGAACAAGGATTTTGCTTTTATAACAATGGCACTCCTACTTACATTACTGGCACTCATTACATGTACCTGCAATGGTCAAAGATTGACGTTGGAGCACCAGACTTTAGAGAATCAAATAGACTCTTCTTTATATTTTGGGAAGCATGTAAGGCAGATGCAAGATGTTACGGAATGTGCTATCTTAAAAACAGACGATCTGGATTCTCTTTCATGTCAAGCGCAGAGCTTGTTAATCAAGCTACAATATCTTCCGATGCTAGGTTTGGAATACTTTCCAAGTCTGGAGCAGATGCCAAGAAAATGTTCACAGATAAAGTTGTACCCATATCGGTTAACTACCCATTCTTCTTCAAACCCATTCAAGATGGTATGGACAGGCCAAAAACTGAATTGGCTTATAGAGTTCCAGCATCGAAACTTACTAGAAAAAAACTTGAGTCGAATGAACAACTTGAAGAACTAGATGGACTTGATACTACTATTGACTGGAAAAACACAGGTGATAACTCTTACGATGGTGAAAAGTTAAAATTGTTAGCTCACGATGAAAGTGGCAAATGGGAAAGACCTGATAATATATTAAATAACTGGAGAGTCACAAAAACTACATTAAGGCTAGGATCAAGGATAGTAGGCAAATGTATGATGGGCTCAACTTCAAACGCATTAGACAAAGGTGGAAACAACTTCAAAAAACTATATTACAATTCAGACGTTACAAAAAGAAATAGAAACGGACAAACATCTTCTGGCCTCTACTCTCTTTTCATCCCTATGGAGTGGAGCTACGAAGGATTCATCGATACTTTTGGATTACCTGTCTTCATTAGACAAGAAGCTCCAGTCAAAGGAGTTGATGGTTATGAAATTACAACAGGAGTTATTGAACACTGGGAAAACGAAGTAGAAGGTTTAAAATCTGATCAAGATAGTTTAAATGAATATTATAGACAGTTTCCAAGAACCGAGCAGCACGCTTTTAGAGACGAAGCTAAAGATAGTTTATTTAATTTAACTAAAATATATCAGCAGATAGATTACAATGAAGAACTAAATAATACTGCTTCAGTAACTCAAGGTAATTTTATTTGGCAAGACGGAATTAAAGATACTAAAGTTATTTTTGTGCCTAACATAAATGGAAGATTTATTATTAGCTGGGCACCTCCTAAAAACTTACAAAATAAAGTGATTATAAAAAATGGAATTAAACATCCTGGCAATGATCATATAGGAGCTTTTGGTTGTGATAGTTATGACATATCAGGAACTGTTGATGGTAGAGGTTCTAAAGGAGCTTTACATGGACTAACAAAGTTTTCAATGGAAGACGCACCACCTAATCACTTTTTTTTAGAATATATATCAAGACCTCAAACAGCTGAAATATTCTTTGAAGATGTATTAATGGCTTGTGCATTTTATGGTATGCCAATATTAGCTGAAAACAATAAACCTAGATTATTATATTATTTTAAACGAAGAGGTTATAGAGGTTTTTCAATGAACCGCCCTGATAAAATTTGGAATAAATTATCTACAACAGAAAAAGAAATAGGTGGAATACCTAACTCAAGTGAAGATATTAAGCAGGCACACGCTGCCGCTATCGAAAGCTATATTGAAGATTATGTCGGTCAATTACAGGATGGATATGGAGACATGTATTTTCAACAAACACTAAAAGATTGGAGTGGTTTTAATATAAACAATAGAACCAAGTTTGATGCTACTATTAGTTCTGGCTTAGCAATTATGGCTTGTAATAAAAATAAATATAAACCAAATCCTGATAAAAAATATGAACCTATTAAACTAGGTATAAGTAGATATAATAATTCAGGAACAATTTCAAAAATAATAGAATAAATATATGCAAATTTCATACAACACTAATAGTTCTTTTCCCAGTCAGGTGGTACCAGATGCAGAAAAAGCTACTTTAGAATATGGTCTTGCTGTAGGTAGAGCTATAGAAGGAGAGTGGTTCAGAAACTATAGAGGTGGGTCAATGGGTAGTGGTTACGCTATTAACTATAATAATTACCACAACTTAAGACTTTATGCTAGAGGAGAACAATCTGTAAAAAAATATAAAGATGAATTAGCTATTAATGGAGATTTATCTTATTTAAATATAGATTGGAAACCTGTGCCTGTTATCGCTAAATTTGTAGATATAGTTGTTAATGGCATGTCGGAAAAGTCTTACGAATTAAAAGCTTTTGCAGTAGATCCATTTTCAATACAACAAAGGACTAAATATGCTAGAGATTTAATGCGCGATGTTCAAGAAAGAGAGTTGGCAGAGCGAGTAAATCAAACATTAGGTATAACTATTACATCACCTCAATTTAAAGAACTAGGACTAGAGTCCGATGAAGAAGTTAAATTACATTTACAGTTAGATTATAAGCAATCTGTAGAAATAGCAGAAGAAGAATTATTAGAAGACGTATTGAATACAAACAAAGACGATTTAACTAGAAGAAGATTAGCTCAAGATTTAACAGTGCTAGGAATAGGTGCTGTAAAAACTAACTGGAGTAAAGAAAAAGGTATAATAATAGACTATGTTGATCCTGCTACTTTAATATATTCTTACACAGAAGACCCTAATTTTGAAGATATATATTATGTTGGAGAAGTTAAAAGTATAAACTTAGCTGATCTAAAAACTCAATTCCCATATCTTTCAGATGAAGAAATGGAACAAATCCAAAAATACCCTGGCAACTCAGAATATTTAAGAAACTGGAGTGGTAGAAATGATGAACAGACAGTTCAGGTTATGTATTTTGAATATAAAACTTACTCTGATCAAGTGTTTAAAGTTAAAAAAACAGCTACAGGATTAGAAAAAGCTTTACAAAAACCTGATACTTTTAGTCCACCGGAAAATGAAAACTTTGAAGTTGTATCTAGAACTATAGAAACTTTATATAGTGGAGCTAAGATACTAGGACATCCATTAATGTTGAAATGGGGATTAGCTGAGAATATGACAAGACCATTTGCGGATACTACTAGAGTTAAGATGAACTATAATATATGTGCTCCTAGGATGTACAAAGGTCGTATAGAATCAGTAGTTAGTAGAATTACAGGTTTTGCTGATATGATACAATTAACTCATTTAAAAATACAACAAGTGTTAGCCAGGATGGTTCCTGATGGTGTATTCTTAGATATGGATGGTTTAGCAGAAGTTGACTTAGGTAATGGTACTAATTATAATCCAGCCGAAGCGTTGAACATGTATTTTCAAACTGGTTCTATAGTCGGTAGAAGTTTAACTCAAGATGGTGATCCAAATAGAGGTAAAGTTCCAATACAAGAATTACAAACTGGATCTGGTGGCGGAAAAATAAGTACACTTATACAAACTTATCAATATTATTTACAAATGATAAGAGATGTAACTGGCCTTAACGAAGCTAGAGATGGTTCAACCCCTGGTAAAGATACATTAGTTGGACTACAAAAGTTAGCTGCTAACGCATCAAATACAGCTACTAGACACTTAGTACAAGCAATGTCTTATCTAACTGTTAGAACAGCAGAAAACGTGTCATTAAGAATAAGTGATTCATTAGAATTTCCTTTTACAAAACAAGCTTTAGAAAATAGTATATCAAGATATAATTTAGCTACTTTAGCAGAAATAAGTGATCTAAATCTTCATGATTTTGGAATATTTATAGAGTTAGAACCAGATGAAGAGCAACAAGCACAATTAGAAAAGAATATACAAATAGCTTTACAGTCTGGAGGAATAGACTTAGAAGACGCTATAGATCTCAGAGAGATAAAGAATATTAAGTTAGCAAATCAAATGCTAAAAGAAAGAAGAAGAAGAAAGCAAGAAAGAGATCAAAGAAACCAACAAGCTAACATCCAAGCTCAAGCCCAGGCTAACGCAAAAGCATCTGAAGCTTCTGCACTAGCAGAACTACAAAAACAGCAAGGTATTGCAGAGACAACTGTTAATGTTGAAAAAGCGAAATCTCAACTAGACATAAGTGAGATGATGAAGAAAGCTGAAATAGATAAACAGTTGATGGAGCTTAAGTTTAGTTATGATATGCAGTTAAAGCAGATGGATTTACAAGAAATAGCTACAAGAGAAAAATTTATTGAAGATAGAAAAGATAAGAGAACAAAACTAGAAGGAACTCAACAAAGTAAAATGATTAGTCAAAGAGCTAACAACTCTGCATCTATTGATTTTGAAGATCCTTTTAACTCCTTAGTTAATTCAACACAAGGAGTTACACCTAGCGTTGGTGGTGAGCAACCAATGTAATTATTAATTATTATATTATATTATGTCAGAAACAATTCAAGATAAAGAGGCTAAACCTTTAAAGATAAAAAAGCCTTCTTATAAAAAAATAGAAAACAAAGAATACAAAATAGATTTAACTAAAAAACCAGAAGATGCCGTTCAAGAGTCAAGCACAGCGAAAGTGGATGTGGGCCAACGATCCTCAGAGGGCGAGAAAGTGGGAGAAACACACGAAGAACAAACCACTGCCGTTGAGAGTAAAGAAGAAATAAAATCTCCTATTACAGAAGTAGTAGAAGAAAAAACTGATGAACTTGAAAAAGAAATTAAAGAAGCAAAAAGAGATGAAAAAGTATTAGGTAAGCAATTACCTGAAAACATCGAAAAATTAGTTTCCTTTATGGAAGACACTGGTGGAACTGTAGAAGATTATGTTAGATTAAATGCTGATTATAGCAATGTAGATAATGATGTTTTACTACAAGAATATTATTCAAAAACAAAACCACATTTAGATAGAGAAGAAATAAACTTTTTATTAGAAGATAAATTTTCTTTTGACGAAGATGTGGATGATGAAAAAGAAATTAAATTAAAGCGGTTAGCCGCTAAAGAAGAAATTGCAAAAGCCAAAAACTTTTTGGAAGAAACTAAGAGTAAATACTACGACGAGATCAAGTTGAGACCCGGCGTAACTCAAGATCAACAAAAAGCAATGGATTTTTTCAATAGATACAACAAAGAACAACAAGTAGCTGAAAAGCGACATGAGAAGTTTTTAGAAAAAACAAATAACTTATTTTCTGATGAATTTGAAGGTTTCGAGTTTAATCTTGGAGAAAAAAAGTTTAATTATAAAGTTCAAAATACTTCGAGTGTTGTAGAAAAACAGTCAAACTTAAACACTTTTGTTAAGAAGTTCTTAAACAATGAGGGTGAAGTTGTTGATACTGTAGGTTATCACAAAGCTATGTATGCCGCTGATAATGCAGATACTATTGCTAATCATTTTTATGAGCAAGGTAAAGCCGACGCTTTAAAAGATGTTATGGCTAAATCTAAAAATATAACGAATGAACCTAGGCCACAAGCTGGGTCAGATGTATTTATAAATGGTTTAAAAGTAACAGCAGTAAGTGGTGCAGATAGTTCTAAGTTGAAATTTAAAGTAAAAAACAAAAACAACAACTAAAAACATAAAACATGAGTTTTAACATAGGTGGGTCTTTTCCCGCATCAATAGTACCTATGCCAAGTAAAGTAACCGTGCAAGACAATTATATTGACTTTCAAGGAGCTAACTTTGCGCAATGGTCACAACAATATCTACCTGAGCTTTACGAAGCTGAGATAGAAAGATACGGAAACCGAACAATTGGAGGTTTCTTGAGAATGGTAGGCGCTGAAATGCCTATGACTTCTGATCAAGTAATTTGGTCTGAACAAAACAGACTGCACATTGCGTATGATACTGTACAAGTAGCTAACGGTGGTGGTGGTTTTCCTGAAGTTACAGTAACTATTACTCCAGGTGCTAATCCTAATCCAAGTTCTGGTATTAGAGTTGGTGCTACACTTTTAGTTTCTGATAACGCTACTGGTCTAGTTACTACTAAATTAT